GAACTTTGGCTATCATCTTCTCATTAAAAGCTTTCCAATCGTCGTCTCCCGCGTCCTGCCCCGGTATCCGAATGGACTGTCCTAAATGAGACCTCATGTTTGTAACTTGATCCCAGAACTTATCTGGTGTATCAGAGTTTTTCACTTCGTCCCATCCCTGAACTGGTTCAGGTAAGGACGTCTTCCAGTCTGTGTTCTCGCTCCCACCACCGTCTTCCGACACCATGGTAAGAGGGAACAATAGTTTAAACAAATTCTTCATTGTCTACCCCTTTCGCTGCTTTTACACAGTCTTTTATAAAGTTAACTAAATCAGCATGACCTAGGTTATAGGCCGTATACTGTGGATCACCAGGTACAAATGTTTGTGTATCTACGAACAGATCAGTTAAATACCTTAGTGCTTGCTTACCTTCCATCGTAGAAAAGGTTTTGGCAAAGCACTTCTCAATGTCGCCTGCTCCTATGTGAGCATCGTTACCCTCTAACCTATCTATTTGAGCTTTTAGTTGTGCGAATGCATCCATATTCACCTACGCAGCAGCTTGAGCTTGAGCTTGAGTCTTACTCATTGACTCAGCCATGGCAAGCTGCTTCATCTGAGCTTGCTCTTGTTGTTTTTGTAGCCTAGCCGCCATAATAGCAGCTTTGCTGTTAATTATCTTAGCCGGAACTCCTGCCGCGTACCCTAATTCTGTGACTAGTTCATCGATATTAGGTATATCGAGCGCCTCGGGGAATGTCTGGGCAGCCTGGAGTATAGCCATCATCCATCGTTCGATGGCTACCATAGTGTCTTGCCTCTGCGCTTTAGCCATAGGCCCGAGGTACTCAATATCTAATGCTACGCCAGGTCTCATTAACACATCCGGCGGGGGAGGTAACTGCCTGTAGAATAATAAGAGCTGAAATGTCCGTTCAAGCATGGGGCCTAGCGCGTCATACTGTATTTGACCAACTGAAGGCCCAAGCAATTTCTGCATAAGCTCATACCTGACAGACACCTCCGTAGCTGTCATGGCGGGTGATTCCTTCAATTGTAGCTGGTCCATGAAGAACGCTTCCTTTATCTGGCGTTGCATATCTTCTTTCTGCATAAAACTAAAGTCTAAACGACCTTTATGTTGCCATTGCTGTATAGCATCAAGTGATTTAACTAGGGTAACCTGACCTGCTCTCATATCATAACGGCCTATTATACCACGTTTAGTAGACAATATAGGTGGGTCAACTATCTTCTCATTTCCTTTAAGGAGTATCTCTTGCATCTTATTTAGAGACATTATATTCGAGAGAATGGTCATTGCCGGTGAGTAACCCCATTGGGAGCCTGATGTCTTTCTCCAGCGCGGTATAAATACGGGCATATCATAGTAGCCAAACTCTGGACCTAACAACTCTTCTCCATTCTGAGCGCCCTCATACATGTAGTACTTAGCTCCGTAAGGTCTATTGAGGGGAGCGACGGGCCGAGGCCCGTCTAGAGGTATGTCATGGCGTCTGAAAACAACAAACAAAATTTTATACTTACGCGAAGACTTGATCGGGTCAGTCAACGCATCAGCGATATCTTTAGGGACTGCATCTTTTCCGAACTTCTCTACCATCTGTAACGGCGTCCATACTAGCATTCGATAGAAGTTGATAGGCTTACCGTTCTCATCTTCGTCAAAAAAGCACTGGTCAACTGGCATAGCTTTAAATACCATTTTATCTAGCCTACCATCTGGTAGCTCAGTAGTCTCTTGTAGGAGTGATGCTGTACCAAAGCCTACCAAATCTAGGTTCATCTCGTTGGCGGACAAGTTAAAGTTAGACCCTTGTAGGGTTTGGAACATCCGCTCACTCACTTCCTCTAACCAGGCTTTAACCTCCTGCAACTTGCCGAGCGTTTTGTCTTTTACTACTATCTCAAACCATCGTACCACTGGGTTGATCAAGTTACTGCTGATAGTAGCAGCTAAGGACTGAGCAGCGTCGATCGCGGTATCATCGTATACCTCTCGTCTACGCCAGTTCACGGACTGTTCGTCCTGCGTAATATCCGTATAGAATAGCGCTCTGAAAGGTAGAACGTACTTCTGGATCTGCTCCCAGGCAGATTCTACGTTAGCCCTTTTAGTCTTGTGGTATTCATATTTTCTTCTAGCTGTGTTGAAATCCATGTTGTCTTAGGCTCCTTCTAGGAGGGTGTAACGTTTCACCCCCTGTTAATAAGTCCATCGGATCGATCATCCCCTTAGCTATCAGTATATCTATCATCTGACCTGGCGAACCCTGATCTATAGGCGCATAGTCTAACGATCTCATGGACCTGATTGGTGCTTCTATGTCATTGGTGACATGTCCATCGAGTATCGCTATTGAACCATACCGCGCTGCGTCACACGCATGAGAGGCCCATTTGGTCTTAGGGTCTGGTGTTGAGCTAACTGATAGTGTCTTGTTGTGCCCTGTTACTATAGCTCGATGCTGGGACAAAGCCACTAGGCCATCGGAAGACGGTCTTGGCCGCATCAACACCGTCTTCGATCAGGAGTTTTGGCATAATAGTAAAATCAATCCCGTGTTGCTCCGCTGTGGCTTTGCGTGTAACCCCAGTATCGTAAGATTCTACATCGAGATCCCATGGTCCTATATGCATTCCATAGGCATAGGGTTTATCTTGCAATATTTTAACAAGATGCGGAAAACCACCACCACGATGTGCGTAGTAGTCAATCCATCTTGTAGTATTCTGGTAGTATTGGAAGAACCAAATGGCTGAAGTGTTTCCTGGGTCCCATGCTGTATGAACAGGAAGCTTGGGGTCCCAGGGCACCACTGTTATTCGTCCTTCTCGTTTGGCTTTATTAAGATCATCAGCAAAATATGTACCTACGGAACCTGATTCGAATGACGTATAATACTCCTGTTGAATCAATTCCTCTGGCATACCACTCTCACGGTCAGCTTCGATAGCTTTGAGAGTAGGTACTCCAGTATCATCTCTGGTCAACTTCTCACTAAACCAATCAACGTTACTCTCGGCAGACTGGTATATATCAGCCAGGTGGTTATAGCCTCTGGGCGTACCATTAAATATTGCCCATCCCCCATTATTAGCGAGGATGGGGCGGAGCAGGTCCCATACCACTGGTTTATGCAAAGAGTACTCTGTGAAGACGATGCCATACGGGTTTGTCCCTACTAAGCGGTTAATCTCGTCTGAACCCTGCATCTTGATCTGCGCACCGTTCATCAGCGTGATACGCATGTCGTTCTTAGTGATGTTCTTGATCAGCTCTGGCGGAATGTAATCTATGAAGCGGCGTCCGTTGTCATCATACCCCTCCCAGATGATCTCCCGCGCTTGTGTATAATACGGTGCTATGTAATAGTAGAGCGCCTTGTGTTGAGCTGCCTTACAGATGAGAGCGTTCCATGAGACGAGGTCCTTCCCACATCTACGGGGGTGTATCATTACACCCCTTAAGAAGCTAGGATCAAGAAACGCATTCCAGGCGTTGACCTGGTAGTCTCTCGGAAAGAAATCGTATGGCAGCTTAACTGTTTTCAACTATAACCTCTACTTGTTCTCGTTTAGTTTCAACCGCGTTGACGTCACCTACATGGTTCATTACCATAATCTTTAGTCCTTGCGAAGAGCTATCGTCTGACTTCTTCTGCATAGCCTTAGTTGGTCTTAGGGTGGATAAGATATCTGTTAGCTCCTTAAGCCGCTTTGACGCGGTAGGATCGCCTGGTATAATGCTGTTTATGATATCTATAGCTTTAGATACGAGGGCAGCTTCTATCTTTATATAGTGCGGATCGAGTACGCCCTGGCGTAGTGTGTGGATTGCTTCTAACGCAACTTGCCTGTCTGCATTAGCCATATCAAGCGCCTCAGTCTGCTGTGTAGTGGTAAGCTGCTTTCTGGTCCATCCGTGTTGCTCGATGGCGTAACCTACCATCTGTGTCGATACGGCGTGGTCCCTGGCAATTATGTCTATACTCTCATGCAGGACCTCGTATTGCGTTTGCATTAGTGGAAGATTTAGAGCTTCCATGGTGTTTCTCCTCTGCGGGGTGATACGTTACACCCCCTAAATTAATATATTTTATGACTTCATAAATACATTATAACATAATTTCGAGGATGTGTCAATAACAAAATAGCATAGCAACAAAATAATCGAAGGGGGTGTTTCGGTTCACCCCTTAACCCTCGTCGCAGAAAATGCAAACCTCAGCTAAAATCCTATCCTGCAAACGTTCGTATGTAACTCCCGTCGCAGAAAGTGCAAACCTTACTCAAAACTCTACCCCGCAAGTTCTTGTACGTATTCCCCCCGCGCGTGATGGTCAATGCCCGGACCCCGGATCACTGTTTACCATAGTCTTGAATTTGAATCTGAGTTCAGACATTCATAATAGTGAGTCGGTTACGTACCACGTTCATTACTAAGACGGCGACAACACTAATAGTAACGCAGTTTATAGTATAATTCATAGGAGCAATTCTACCATAACTGTTGTGGAGGCGGTGGAACGTTTCACCCCTTCAAATACTTGCGTATCCTTATACACATTGGCATTATATATGCATAATGTTTTATTATATTTGTGAGATAAAAATATCGCTTTATAATTTCAATAACTTATATAATTATTTATAATAAATATATATATAGAGATACTAGAAAGGTACCCCCAGGTGTGTTTTTGGCGAAAAGTGTATATTCTATAGGGGTTTACTGGGAGGTTATTATAAATAGATAAATAGGCCGTTACACCACCTTAACCTATTGAAATCATTACAGATACAACTTATAATTTTGTAAATATTTTTTTATAAATACCCTATCCCTAATGAAATCAATAGCTTACGTCGTTTCACCCCTCAACTCAACTCTAAAAGTTAGCGAGTCACATAGTTACACCCCTTCAGGTACATAAAAAGTTAGCAAGTTTTGCTGTTACACCCCTAAAATCCGCGAAAACACCCCTTCGCAATTCCCTTAGGCCGGAGAAAGCCCATTACACCCCTATACCTATTACATAGGGTTGAAACACGCTCACCCCCTTGACCGAAACACCCCTTTAAACACCTCATTCTATGGGGTAAACATTCGATTCTCAACCCCTTCTTCCTTATACTAATACTAACATAGTCACTAATAGGGGTAACACGGCCACACCCCCTTACGGCCTTATGCAATTACTGTGCCAACTCTTCCAAACCACGCACACTTTCATCGAGGGGTGTAACAATACACCCCTTGACAATTATTGTCACGAGTGACAATAATTGTCAGTCCTCCTAACCGACTGAAATAACTGACAATCCCACATAAATGTGGTATGTCAGTCACAACTGACTGACAAATATTGTCACACACCCACAACTAATCAAAAATATCCTAAACTCACACAATCGCG